GCAACGTGTGTGTATGCCTTAGGAACCCATTGACCAGTTTCTGCGTCAGGTTCACCGAATGAGGTCGGGTCAAGTTGGAGACCATCGACGAAGTGTATGTTGGCTAGGTATCCGTCGAGATAATTAGCACTAGCGCCTTCAGTTCCTACATAGTTTCCATAAGTTTGATTTATAGCTAAATCTAGATTCTGAGCAGGGTTACTTCTTGCAGTAAAAGAGGTTATTTGACTGCCGTTAACATATAATTTAATGCGATCATCTTCATTAGGCGCTGAGATTGTTGTATTTACAGCACATACTATGTGTTGCCAGGCGGAAGTATCTCTAAAGACCTGATTAGTTTGAAGCCACCAAGTGGCACCCCCTCCTATTTCTAATATGTCGGTACTTCTAAATCCAAATTGAAGATATCCTGAGTCAGTGCTGCCACCGCCTGTACTGCTAAAAAGTGACTGAGCCCTACCTAATTCGCTTCTTTTCACCCAACACGAAAAGGTCCAGGTGCGCCTATTACCAGCACTAGTTGGCGTCCGGTTTAGGTGACTGTCGTAAGCAGGGTTGAATCTGGTTGATGCTTTAACAAGTCCAGCGCCTGGTTCAACTACAGCTTGAGTGAAAGTAGTAGTAACTGTTTCAGACTGGCCGCCGTCATCGTCAACGGTGACCGCACAGGCCAACGTGTTGCCTATGTCTCCAGTTATTGGAGTGTAAGACACAGATGTTGCACCACCAATGTTACTGATCGTTCCACTCGGATTCTTCGACTTCCACTGATATGTATTGCTGTAGGGAGTTGTTCCCCCTGAAATTGAAACGTTGACATTTATGGCGGTGCCAACTTCAGGGGTCGATGTACTAAGACTGGCATTAACAACTAGCGGATCAACCGGCGGGACTACCCCGCTCTTGAAGTCTGCAGCCGTGATCTGGTAGGACAAAGTGCCTCGGTTGACGAGAAGTAGATCCGTATCTGCGAGAGTCGACATAATGGTTTCGTAAGTTACTTGATAAGAAGTGCCTCCTCTAATGACGAGGTAAATGTCAGTGTCGGCAGGTGTACTCATGGCAGGGAAGGAAGAGCGCCGAGTTGGTTGTAAGGGACATTCGTTAGCTGACTACCATCACCACTCAATGAAGAAGCAGTGACAGTGCCAAAACTAGCGTTATCTCCACTCTTGTAATAACCTGCACCGTTTGCTAGTTGGTTATTATTAGTCGGAATCGTTGGTTTTCCTGTTAAATCACTATAAGGTAAACTACCGGAGAAGACGTTTGCTGTAACCGTGGCAGTCGCAGTGATGCTGCCTATTTCATCTAAGTCATCTCCAGAATTCTTTGGCGATATAGTTGTTCCCGCACGATCCCAGAAATCTTCAGCAGAGATACTATTTGTAATCTCATCATCAACATATTTTTTAGACGCAGCAGATGCATCAGCATTAGGAGTTTCAGGAACAGTTACCTGACCCGCAAAAGAAGCGCCTGTTGTTGTTGCTGTTCCTGCATCGCAAACTGATTGCAGATCCTGCGCGGCTGGTATTGCACCTGCCAGTTTTGTTGGTGTAATTATTTTTGTGTCATCAACCCCAGCAGTTACCTCTGCAGTCGTCGCGATCTTCGCAATACCTTCTATCGTTTCAGTTGCACTCGAAGGAATTACAGCTGCTAGTTTTGCGGGTGTAATTATTTTTGTATCATCCGTTCCTGTCGTGACTTCTTGAGTCGTCGCGATCTTCGCAATACCTTCTATCGTTTCAGTTGCGTCAGGCGTCGTAATGCTGCCCGCTCCAGCCAGCTTTACGATGCTGCCGCCTGAATCTTGGATATAAGCGCCAGGACTCCCGGAATTGCAGTTCAGAGCTAGCTCACCAACCTCGATGTCAGAGGTAGTAGGAACCTTGTCTAGGACGGTCGAGTTCTTGAGCTTGATTCTTGTGGCCATGACATACCGTCAGAAGATCCGCCCGACATACGCGGGTTTCCTCATTCTACTTACACTTAAATCTAGTGGTGAGGTTTAATAGACTCCCCCAGATAAAGTCGCTTCGTTCGTCCATAGAGCGTTGGAACCGTAGACCAATACATCGCCTTCTGTGGGCGCAGTTATTAGCGTATCTAGCAAGCCGGCAAGAGTGTCGCTCCCTCCACCACCACCACCTGAAAGAGTATCGATCCTTACCCAGCCTGCGTCTTCACTAATGCAAAGCACCCAGTCGCCTGGGTCATAGCTATACCCTGATGTGACGTTGATATTAGAGCCGGCTTCATCAACAACTAAATACAAACCCCCTAGCCCATCAGTAGCAACTGGTAAATCAGTCCCTATGGTTAGCCCTGCTGTTATGCCAGCAGAAGTGACCCCAGTGATATCGCCTGAAGTTGCGCTAATCGTTCCACCGAATCGCAGGTTGTCTGCAGCCAGACGACCGAACCCAACCGATGTCCAAGCGTTGGCGTTCCACATGCGCAGTTGTGCTGTGGATTCCTGGAACCAGAGACAACCAGCAAAAAGTGTTGCGTCGTCAGTGGCCGGTGAGGCCTCCTGAATAAACGCAATGGAATAAGGCGCTAGCTTTTCTCGCTCAATCGTGTGGCTATCGATCCGCTGAGGATTGACATAACCGCTGGTGAGTTTCGCCGCACTCAGGTCAGGGATATCAGCGGCGGCTAGATTCGCTCCAGCGGTGACAATCCCTCGATCATTGACCGTCACCTTCGTATAGTCAGCAGGTGTTACGCCAGACTGCTCATCAAGACTGATGCTGCCGGTGCTAGAAATAGCAATGCCATCTCCGATCATCACTGCGCCCACCGTTGTAGTCGTGGGTATCGGCAGATCATCTCCAGTTATGACTCGATGATCAGTTACTAAACCATTCACGTTTACCTGAGTAACACCGAAGCTTGTAGAAGCCGCAATCTCGTTATCAATTTCAAGTGTCTCCCCGTCCATCTTCAAGCCGTTGCCTGAAACCGCGACCGCACCCTTTGCGGTTCCAGCGGTCGGCAGGTCCGCACCAATGATTGATCGGTAACTCACCGTACCTGCGCTAGCAGTCGGACCAGCTATAAACTGAGCCGCAGCAGTGCTACTAGTGAACGCCGTATCAAGTTTAATCTCACCGGCCGTAGTACCGGCAACTGGTGTGATAGCGACAGACCCAGTACCCGTGGCGATGCTTCCAACGGCTGCCTCTCCCCGAAAGCCAGTCCAGACGCTGCCGTCCCAGTAATACCCTTCATTGGTAGCCGTATCGATACGAAATTGACCTGTAAACTCAGCAGTAGGAACTGTTGTACCTATAATTGCTGACGAGTTATTGGCAAGTTCGGTGGCTGTTACTGAGTTAGTACCTAGCTGAGGTGTTAAGCCAGTCCAGGCGGTGCCGCTCCAGTAAGACCCGAAATTAGTAGCCGTATCAATATATAATTGACCTGTAAAATTACCAGTGGCAGGAAGCGATGTGCCTATAACCACTGACGAGTTATTGGCAAGTTTAGAGGCTGCTACTGCGTTATCAGCTATATTAGGTGTTAAGCTAGTCCAGGCAGTGCCGTTCCAGTAAGACCCGTAATTGGTAGTTGTATCAATATACAATTGACCTGTAAACTCAGCAGTAGGAACTGCTGTACCTATAATTGCTGACGAGTTGTTGGCAAGTTTAGAGGCTGCTACTGCGTTATCAGCTATATTAGGTGTTAAGCTAGTCCAGGCAGTGCCACTCCAGTAAGACCCGAAATTGGTAGCCGTATCAATATATAATTGACCTGTAAAATCACCGGTAGTAGGAGACGTTGCGTCTATAACTGCTGACGAGTTATTGGCAAGTATGGCAGCTGTTACGGAGTCCTCAACTAACTTAAATGCTAAGTCAGTCCAGACGGTGCCGTTCCAGTAAGACCCGAAATTGGTAGCCGTATCAATATATAATTGACCTGTAAACCTACCATTGGCAGGAGGCGTTGTGTCTATAACTGCTGACGAGTTGTCGGCAAGTTTAGCGTCTGTTACTGCGTTACTAGCTATCTCAGTAGTGTCAATGGAGCCGGGACCAATTGCGAGATTAACGGCACCCAGCGAAATGCTGCCAGCCGGGAACATCGACGCGATGCCGGTAGCCAATTGCAGAGCGGTCAAACTCTTTGTCTCAGACGCACTGAGATCAGCAACCGCTACCGGGTCCGTCTCCTGCAATAAGTTGCCAGCTAACGGTGACAGCTCGCTAATTTTTAAGTCGGGCATGCCGCAAGCANNAAAAACTTTTTAGCAGTCTAGGTCAGTCGTCTTGAAGCTCGATCCCGGAGGGCTCTACACCTGGCGGGGCCTCCTGGAGCAGCAAGCCGCTTTGCTCAACAGCAAGGAACCCTTCAGGGCGACCAATACGCATACGGATCTGACCGGAAGTTACAAATTCGATGCGCGTATGAATCGGAGCGGTGGGCTCGAAGTTCATAGCTACGCTGGTAGCTATGCAAATTGGGCAGTCCCACCAAATGCTCCTAGTAGGGTCGGTAAAGATATGAAATCTGCCAGCGAAATTTGAACCCTGCTGCAATCTAATTACTAATTCAGTAAAATACTGGGGCAGTTCAATTTGTCCTGAACAATCATCCTCGCAAAGTTGTCTCTCATATTCCCAGAAGCACTCAATAGTTCCTTGCCCGGATATCAGACCCGATGTAAACATTTGTTGAAAATCATCACCTATTCCGCTTAGATCTACTGTATTTCGATTAGTAGTAAATTGATAACTTTTAACCTTAGAAACAAATTTATATTGGTAGCCTTTTATGCTACCTGTTGCTATAGTTATTTGTTGAGTTGCACTGGGAGCAATTAATTCCAAAGCGTCTGCTTCTAGACCATTAACAGCATCGGCAAAACTATTATATAGACGCATCCCGCCGGCATCGTCTATAGCTACAAAGCCGCTCCAATCAGGGAAAGCGTGGCCATCAACAAGTTCTAAATTTCCCGTCGTAGTTAGTAGGGTAATATCGATACGGTCGCCAGTAATAAACAATCCCTCCACTCCTAAGACTGAGAACCTACGCCTTGGAACGTTTACATCAGCGGCGTTAAGCTCTCCTACCCAAGGAGCGCCAAGTGCTCCGCGTGAAATCTCAATACTTCCATTATTGCCGAGATATACCCCTTTAGTCATAAAGTCGCCTGTACAGGAGCGCCAATGAATTGAAAGGTAACATCAGCAGAGAAGACATCGCCTTGAGCCATAGTCATAGTTGCTGATGTAAGAAGAACTTCCCCACGAATAAACTTCCCAACATTGGTGCCACTCACAACCGTACCGTCATCCAACCTCAACCTGAGGCTTGTAACTGCCGGAACTGCCGCTATTCCTTGTACTGTTGATGTCGTGCGACCTTTAACAATGTTTTGAATAAGTTTGCTGCAATCGCCCTGCTTGTTGCCATCCTGCCAATAAAAAAGTGAACAGCTTCCCGCTGTTCTTCTTACGCCATACGCAGACGTTGCATCTGTATCTCCTAACGGAGTCGTATCTAATACAGCAACGGTCGTGCTAAAAGTCCATTTCTGAACCCGAGCAACGGTTTTGCCGGCAATCCAAAGCTCACCATTAGCTCCACTGTAATAAGCCATTAGTTAAATAGTCACAGCAACAAGGTCAACGGTTACGGATGAAAAACCGATGTAAACCGATTGTAGCTGCGGCGGTTGAGCGTACCTCCACTCCGTGTCGGTCACCTTGACGGTGGTATTGAGAGCACCAGTCGTTGCAGTCCAGCCGGCATTCAGGGTGGCGCCTCCTGCCTCAAATGACTCGAAAGTTCCTTTAACTGAGTTGTAGTGATCCAATAGATCCTCCGCATCTTTGTCTGGAATGTTTTTGTATATGAGCTGAACAGTAGAGGCAAGACGCTTATTGCCAAAGAGGATCCGTACCTCAGCTCCGCTCATAGCGCGATAGGTGCCATGAGAGTAATCACCAGCTTTGTAGATCCGACCAGTAGGAACCGGGTGACGCGGAAAATGGGTCATGTAATCACCTCGAAGCTCGTTTTATCTAAGACATCGTTGACAATTTTAGAGACATTGTTTTGGTCCACTGGAAAATGGCTCGCTACTACCTCTACTAAGGCATCCTCTCCAAGGGTGATCTGTTCAACCAAGTAAACACCCAGGCGCTCAGGGATTGATCCACCTCCTTTAAGGCTTGGTGAATTAGGGATATTGAAAAGCGCTCCATAGAACTGGCTACCTACAACTTTCCCCTTGAGGATGGTGAAGGAATGATCAGTAACGCTTGAAGCGTTAGCTAGATAAAAATGACCGTCGTAGGTTCCATCCGGTGGAGGTGATACACACAACAACGTTCCATCCGCTCTGATTACGCCTGAATAAAGGGCTCTATAAGGGGCGGAATTGGTGTCGAAGCGTATGTAATCCCCCGGCGCTAGCTTCAAGCCGTCTGGCAACGTCTTAAACGTGACCGTGTGATCCA